GCCTGCGATTGCAGGCATGGTCGCCGCTTCCTCCGGGTGTGGCGCAGGGAACTTGCTAAGGTCTCACCACCAGCCGAGCGCAAGCCCCGCCCAGTACGTGCCGAGCCCCCCGCTGATCACGACATACGAGAGGATGTAGAGGCAAGCAAACGTCAGGACGGCACGCTTAGATTCCATGAGGGAGATTAACATGGCAAGAGACATTGCACACACACAGTAGTTTTGGGAGAAAGAATGAAGTTCTATACAGTAACTTGGGACAAGCAGGAAGATGAGGACCGTGGCGAGTGGGGGCCGAGGGGTCCGCGCATCCGCTTCTTTGAGTTCAGTGACCCGGCCATGAAGTTCATGGAGGGCCTCGCGTGTGGGGCTGACCCCGAGGGGACCGAGGTGGGCCACTACCTGTGCGAGTACGAGGTGCCCGACGAGGACTTGACCCGAGCCGGCATCATCAAGATGTTGAATGACGCTGCCCGTCAGACCTGTGACGGCGACCTCAACACTAACCAAGAAGGGTTCGATGAGCCGATGGCCCACATCATTGAGGGTGGGAGATCATGAAGTGCCCTGTCTGTGGTTCATCAAAGAACAAGGTGATTGACTCTGTCAAGACGTACACGCGCAAGGCCGGGAAGAAGAGGTACATCCTCAACCGACTGGTGAGTGCGCTGCGGATGCAAGACACGGGAGAGTTGGCCCGTAGGGGTGGCGTCGGGAGGCGTCGCCACTGCACCCACTGTGACTGCTACTTTATCACCCACGAAGAGATCGCCCAGATCATGAGGACCAAGTGAAGCTAGTTACTACCGACCCCTGCTTCGGGAAGCGTGGCACGATACGAGGCATCATGACCTCCATATCTCTTGAACTAGACGAGCATCCCGATGCTGCGGACTCCATTATGTACGCCATCATGGGTGATATGTTCGACCTTGAGATTGAGATCGAAGGTGGTGTGTTGAAGGTCACGGGCAAGAAGAGGGACATCTGGTCGTGGCTCTCGTTCACGATCTTGTGGACGCTGGGTGAGATATGAGAGTACACCAGTGGGTGCTCGACGGGTTCCTCACCGAGTACCAGAACGAGGGTTGGGACTTCATGTTCCAGAAGGACGCCATCCTGTGGTGGGCGTGCGGGTCAGGTAAGACGCTAGCTGCATTGTTGTGGGCCTCGTCACAGGGTGAGCCCGGCAAGACGCTGGTCATCACACGCGCCCCCGCTCGCCGCCAGTGGCAGCGGGAGGTGTCGCACTACACCACGGGCCGTGCCATCGTGGGTGAGAGTAGGACGCCGATGCCTCTTGAGGAGATGCGCGACGCTGACATCCTGATCCTCTCATGGGATACGATACCCTACTGGATCGATGCGATAGCTGCGTGGCGTCAGACGACGGGTCGCCTCTTCGTGGTGTTCGACGAGCTACACAAGGGCAAGTCGTGGCGGCGACAGAGGAAGTACCTTGGCCGTGATGGCAACGTCAAGTACCGCTCGGCGGAGAACCGCGCGGCGGCAGCCTGTGCGATCTCACGCATGGCGCACCGTCGTCTCGGTCTTACGGCGACGCTGATCAGGGACAGGGTTGGCGACCTGTGGGGTCAGGCTGACCTAGTGTCTCCCAACTTTCTAGGTACTAACTGGTCTTTCGTACACCGCTACTGCGATGCGAAGCCCGGTAAGTTCGGCGGGCTCGACGTGTCCGGCCGCTCGAATGAGGAAGAGTTAAAAAAGAGACTGGCAAAAATAGTTCATGTAGTCTCGCGCGAGGAGATGGCGCGGAAGCTACCTCCGAAGAGGCGGCAGCTTGTGTATCTCTCGAAGACAGATCTGGTCCGCCCTTCCGGGTTCGCTGCGGATATGAAGAGGGCCGCCCGCAACGGAGCGCAGGCTCTCTTCGAGGTGAGGATTCTTTCAGCGGCAAGTAGTAAGCGCCGCTGGATCGCGGAGACGGTGGCCGACGCGGTGGACGCCGGACAAAAGGTCTGCGTCTTCACTGGGCGGCGCAAGGACTGCGAGGCTCTCGCCAAGCTGATCGGGAAGAAGCTGAAGGATGCTCCCCTCTGGACAGGGCACGGCGGTGACAGCACCCAGTACCGTGACGGCATCGTCGCCGAGTACGCAGCGCATGAGGGGGCGGCGGCATTCGTCGGCACCACCGATGCGTTCGGCGAATCCATCGACGGGTTGCAGAACACGGACCTTGTGGTCTTCGGGCTGCTACCGTGGACGCCGGGACAGATCACACAGGCGGAGGGACGCTTCAGCAGGCACGGGTCGAAGCGGTCGGTACTGATCATGTACACCGTAGCCAGTGGTACGGTGGACGAATACGTCGCGGACATACTGATCGACAAGCTTCAATCAGTGGAGGCTGTGCTGGATGATAAAGAGTCCGGCGAGGTGGCCGGCACCCTCATGGGAGATCAGGACGAAGACTCGATCATCGCTTCTATACTCGCTGCCAGTGCGGGTCTATAAGTTTTGACATCTGGTTGACATCTACCTTGTTAACTTATTCAGGTCAGCAACCAAACTGACACAACCATTGGAGGACACATGGGGCGCAAGCCAACGAAGAAGCAGATGATTCAGTTTTGCCGCGATGCGGTGCGGGCTACACTCGAGGGCGAAGAGGGCGCGTGGTCCTTTGAGTTCGTGACCTACCGGGACGAGGCTCACCAGCATGACGCGGCGGATGTTACTGGGCTCGGGTACGCAGACTCAATCGAGGGCGACTTCCTTGAGTGGCCTCGCCTGCGGGAGTGCGTGGTACCGGGTCGGGTCGTCGATGTGTTCATCTTCAGGCGTTGGGACCAGTACGAGCGGGAGTTGTGGGACCACTGCCTCATCACCCTGCCAACAGAGCGGGCCGCCTACGAAGCGGGAGGTGAGTGATGGGTGACGAGACGATCGACTACAAGGCTACCATCCACCGTATCCGGGGCGAAGAGATACAAGAGCGTGCCCTCGAAGTGAAGAAGCTTCTGCACTCGATGGACATCCCCGCGTTCCGCCGAGACGCGAGTCGCCCAGCCAACGTGCGCTGGTTGATCCGCAACCTCGCTGCCCGCAACAACAAGCGGGCCTCGTTCAAGACCGTCATCCGCGAACTGGTCCTGTTGGACAAAGCCTTTCGCATGTGGGAGAACGCATGACACTTGCAGACTTCTGGGCCGAGTGCAACCACTGCGGAGAGTTCATTGAGTACGAGCAGGATCGTTCGTCGCCGTCGGAGCCTATGTGCCCTACCTGCGATGGGCCCGGCTGGTACAGCGTGATCGGCAAAGACGGGAAGCCCGAGCCGATGGAGGACGCATGCAATACCTAGACACCGGTCCCTCTCGCGCCGGCTGGCACAGGCTGGCCAACGTGCTCAAGTGTCCCCGCTACTACGCCTTCAACAAGGAGCGCGAGTGGAAGCCAACCGATGCGTTGGTTCGCGGCACGCTCATGCACGTTGCGCTCGCCCACCACTATGCCAACCTCCAATGTGAACAGCAGGACGAGGAGCCCTCGTACCTGTCGCCCGAGGATGCGGTAGCGCGCTGCGCCGTGGAGGCTGGCCATCCGCTCTACGACAAGTGGTGGCGCAAGGTCATTGAGGTGTACCACCAGTACACGGCGATGTACCTCACTCCAAGCTGGCACATCCTCGCCGTGGAGAAAGAGGTGGAGACGCAGGTGCTCGACCCGCACATGGACCACACGGAGAGGGCGTATGACTACACGGCACGCATCGACCTGATCGTGGAGCACCACGACAAGGTGTACTTCGTGGACCACAAGACGAGCTTCGCCATCCTGCACAGGACACACAACAAGTATGCCCTGTCGGGCCAGTTCCTCGGGCAGCAGATGATCGGGCGTGAGATGTACGGCGACCAGTTCGGGGGCGTCATCTTGAACCTCATTGGCTGGGATGACCGCAAGCCCGTTTCTTCGTTCAAGAGGAAAGTTCTGCCGTATGCCGAAAAGTCTGTTGCGCGGTTCCCCGAGACGGTTAGGTTGGCGGAGCGGATGATAGCCCAGTTCGATGGAAGGGAAGCCTTCGGCTGGCCGGGGAGTCACCAAGAGCACGCATGCCAAACAACCTTCGGCGAGTGCCGTTTCTTTCAGACCTGCAAACGAGGAGGACACTATGAGTAAGACGAAGATCAAAGACCTGCCGAAGGTGTTCGGTATTATCTATGCGCCGCCCAAGGTGGGCAAGACGCTCGGCCTACTCAAGTCGTTCGCCGGCTCGACCCTTGTGATCACGTCGGTGGGGGGAACCTCCTGCTCTGACTACATCGGGCATGAGCCAGACACTTGGGTGATCACCCCCGACACGACGGTGGACAAGATCACCGATGTCGTTCACCGCGCTTCGAAGAAGTACAACGCGATCATCATTGATGACTTCAGCCTGATCGCCGATGCGGAACTGATTCACATCCAGAGCAACCCACGCAACGCCGGCTTCAAGGCATTCGATGTTTTGATCAAGACGATGTACAAGCTGCGCGACGGGGTGCGTAACGCGGACTGCCACTGCTTCCTCGTCATGCATGAGACCCCGCCACGCGAAGTCACCCGTGACAACAAGACGGTGTTCATCCCCGGACACCCCTCCATTACAGGCTGGAAACTGCCGGAGAAAATCCCGGCGATGTCAGACTTCGTGGTCCGCATGAAGTATGACAAGGACGCCCTAAGCAACTGGCCCTACGTCTACCAGTCTGCGCCGACCCCAAACTACATCACGGGTAGCCGCCTCTCGATGATGCCTGATTACTCACCCACCAACATTCGGGAGATCATGATAGCGACAGGCTATGACCTGCCCCGAGCCAAAGGACTGGAGTGGCTCGACGAGTTGGCCGAGAAGGTTTGCCAAGGGATCATAAAGGCAGAGGCAAAGGACCGACGCTCGGTTAAGAAGTGGTTGCAGGCAAACGGTGCCAGCATTTCAACCAAGTACAAGGACAAGGATCCAAGACACGTTCGCTGGGGAGTCAGCGACGGCATTGATAGGGCGGTACTTCGCCGCTACAAGACCAACCTGTTGGATGATTTTTTCACCAACTTTTAGTAGAGGGAGATGACAATGGTTAAGTTTCGTATTGATAAGAGTGAGAGTTTGCAGGGCGGCAAGTTGAGCGTTCGAGGCATCTACCGCATGCGGCTGGATATGCTGCGCGCGGACATGAGCAAGGCCGGCAACTACATGGCAACGTGGAAGGCCACCGTCGAGGATGGTCCCGAGAAGGGCCGCGTGTGCTACGGCCAGCTTATGTACGCTGACGCCACTGGTCAGCCCTACGCTTGGGCGGGTCGTGTGTGGATGGAGTTCCTTGAAGGCATTGGTTACACCCGCGAGGATGCTGGAGATATCTTAGACTCCGGCTGCGAGTGGGATGAAATCGAGGCGTGGGGCTCGGACCATGTTGTCGGTCAGTCCGGTTGGCTGGAGTTCACTCCACCTATCGGTGAGGGTTCCTTCGCCGAGACGGAGTGGCTGCGCGAGAGCGAGGCCGAGTCACGCAAGGCGATTGCTGCGGAGGCCGCTGCGGCCCGTGCAAGCCTCGACGCTGACGTGCCATTCTAATGACTTAGGGGCGTCCCAATCCCGGCACGTTTGTGTCCTCTCGTTACCGGGTAAGGTTCGTGGTTGTTCCTGCGGGGCGTCCCTTCACCTCATTGGGGGTGCTTCAATCTCACCAACTGTTGTGAGTTCGGTTGTTGAGTAGGATTTTGAAAGTTGGTCCGCGAAGCATCCCCTTTTTCTCTGGAGACATAATGAACTGCTGGCACTGTAAGGCCGAGTTGATCTGGGGCGGCGACCATGAGGCGGAGGACAGCCACTTCTACAGTATGGTCACCAACCTGTCCTGCCCAAAGTGTAGCTCACTGGTGCTGGTGTACTCTGGCGTCGAAGAGAAGATGCCCCCTGCAAGGATTGAACTGACGGAGGACACGGATGGGATTTGATAAGGCGAAGTGTGAGCGCTGCCCTCTTCGGAAATACTGGCAGGCCGAGGGTAAGTGGGAGCGCGTTGACTTCTTACACAACGGCTCCGATGTTCTGGTATTAGGTGACGCCCCCTCGAAGCAGGCGTCCGTTCTCGGAAGGGCATGGGCCGACGAGCATGGCGTCGCGATGAAGGATGCGCTCGAGTCTGCGGGGACCAAGGCCCACGGTGTTGACTACGGCTACGTCGTAGGGTGTCGGTGGCCGAAAGACGACGCGCGTATGTTTATGCAGATACTCAAGAAGAGGAACCGTCAAGGTGCGGGCACCGGCAGGCGTCCTGCGATGTCCCCCGTCGAAGCGTGCAGGGGTCACGTCGAGGAGGAGATGGCCCGGTACAAGACGGTGATCACCTGCGGCCCCACCGCGACCAAGTTCATGCTCGCCGGCAACCCTTCACTCGAGGCCGTCAGAGGTGGCCCTACGCTTGTTGAGGGACTCAAGATACTCCCGACCTATCACCCCTCACAGGTCGCCGCACAGAGGCATCTGACGCCCGTGCTGCATGGCGATGTGCAGAAGGCAATGCGTCACCACAAGGGCACCCTACGCTGGAAAGACCCTGTGGTGAGATACAACCCGGCACCCGATGTGGTGCGTGAGTTCTTTGACGACGCACGCAAGAACGAGTGGGTGCTGACCTATGACGTGGAGACCGACGGTGTGGACGCCCTGAACTGCGAGCTTCGCTGTATAGGGATCGGCACGGACAACGAGGTTTTAATACTGGGCTTCCTAAGTATCGACGGAGTGTCAAGATTCTACTCGCCAGAGGATGAGCGAGAGATTAAACGTCTGCTTCGTGAGGTGTTCGATGATGAGTCGGTTCGTATTGCCGGTCACAATGCAGGTTACTTTGATCGTCTGGTGTGTGAGTCTCATAAGCTAGGGAACCCCACCTCCCTGATCGATACCATCCTACTCCATAAGCTGGGCGCGTCCGAGTACCGTCACAGCCTTGGCTTTGTGGGCTCGGTCCTTACTGATGTGCCGGCATGGAAGGCCGACCACGCGGGTGTGACGGCGAAGACCGACGAGGAGCTTCACCAATACTGCGCTACCGACGTGGCCGTAACCTCTCGTATTATTCAGCCCTTGTTGGAGATGGTCTGGGAGAGAAAGCAGACCCATCTGATCGACAAAGACCTGCGCCTCCAAAGCTTGTGTGCGGGCATGCGTCGTATGGGGATGCGTATTGACGAGGAGACTCGCGCTTGGCATGAGGAGGAACAGACGGAGATCGCGTATGAGTGGCGTCTGGAGTTGAGCAAGATCCAGCCCGACATCAACCCCAACTCACCGACCCAGTTGCGTCGCCTGCTCTTCGATAAGTGGGCGTTGCCTCCCCATGAGTACACCCTGTCAGGTGAGCCCTCCACTAGCGCAGCCTCCCTGCGGTCCCTGTCCATCAACCCTTTAGTGGACGATAGGCAGCGTGCATTTTTACAGGCGCTTCGGTTCTACCGTAGAGCGGAGAAGCTGTTATCTACTTACCTTAGAAAGTTCGCGCCCGGAGCGGGTGTCGTAAAGGATGGCTATGTCTACCCCGACTACAACTCACACGGAACAGTTACTGGAAGACTATCGTCCTCTAACCCAAACTTTCAGAACATACCTTTCAACCTACGGGATATGTTCATCCCTCCAGAAGGCTGCGTCTTTGTGGGTGCGGACTACGATCAACTTGAACTACGATTCGCAGCCGCCTTGTCTGGAGCGCAGCACTACCTCGACGCCTTCGAGAAGAAAGAGATCGACCCCCACAACCTCACTGCGGACCTCATGTTCGGAGAAGCGTTTTGGAAAGCGGAGGGAGCGCCGGATACCAAGATGGGCAAAGGCACGGGCCAGTTCAAGCAACTGCGGAACCTCGCCAAGACCATCTGCTTCGCGTCACTGTACGGAGCCTCTGCCCCGAAAGTCCACGAAATCAGCGGGCGGGCGGAAGACGAAGAAGGGAACATGCTCTACGCGCACTACGACCTGCGGCAGATCCGATTGCTGCATCGCCGATGGAAGTCAGAAGCCCCGGAGTTTGAAGCGTGGTGGAAAGAAACAATAAAGCATTTCTCTGACTACGGGTACGTCGAGGAGCGCGTGTGGATGCGCCGGCGTTACTTCGCGGAGGAGGACTACAACGCCATCCTGAACTTCGGGGTGCAGGCGGGAGGCTTTGCAGTAGTGGCCATGTCTATGCTTGAGTTGGTGGAGCAGCACATCCCCTTCGACTTCGACAACAAGATAGGTCTGGTCAATCAGCTACATGACGCTGTGCTCCTGTCGGTGCCCGAAGAGCGTGCGCAGGAGGTCAAGGAGATCGTTGACGAGACACTGACCCGCAGGGTTGAGGGTCTCGATGTTACCTTCACGGCCAGCGCAGAGATTGGCAGAACTTGGAAAGATGTCTAGGGAGGACGGATGAACAAGAAGAAGCAAGAGCGAGTGCTGGAGGCCATACCCGCAGGAGGATGGTACACCACGCGCGAGGTCGCCGACCGCAGCGGCTACGCGCCACTGACGTTGGACTACTGGCTGCGTAAGCTGGCTAGTACAGGAAGGATTGACCACCGGCAGATCCGATCCACCAAGGAGAACCTTTGGCGCGTCGCCTAGTGTGGGAGAAGGAGGGGAGCCGTTGCTCACGGTGCGGGGAGGCGCGCACATGGAACTGGGGAATTATGGACACCGTTGTTGACGCGGGTCCACAGGGAGGCTGGGAATGCGAGAACAGACACGCGGGCTGGATATGGCCCCGAGAAGTAAGGGAGGACAAATGATTGATGAGATACATTCTAATGTGAAGGGCAGGATTGACCTAAGTTTGCACTCGCCCTACAACCTGATCATCGGCCGCAATGGCTCGGGCAAGAGCGCTATCATGCACTCCATCGAGTTGGCTGCATTCGACACCGCCTTCGATGCGGCGGGTAAAGATGTGAAGCAGAAGGGCGCGCTTGAGAGGCTCGCTCCGCGCGGGGCAAAGCTGCACTCAACTCTGTACGTTGACGGAGAGGAGGTATGCTGGGGTGACCGCAGCGACCGCTTTGACAACGTAGTTGCTATGGCTATGCATGCGCTCACCGGAAGTACCGCGTCATTGATGGAGTTTCTTTTGGAGCACATCGACGATGATAACCACCCCATTGACCTGAACATCCCCGGCTGGCAAGCGCGCGTGAAGCATCATGGTTCATACCGCAAGGCCCTGTTGGAGATGTCACGCGGCACAGCCTCTGCGATCCGAAGTCACCAGTCTCGCCTGCGCGAGTTGAACGTGGTGCAGGGCTTCTTCGATGAAGGCTATGGAGGTGGGGCACCCGTGGAGATCATCAACGACAAGCACGGGCTCGAAGAAGACATTCGTCGGGCTAAGGAGTTGAAGAAGCAGATTGATGCCGAGGCTCTTCGGTTCATCCGGGGCTCGTTCTCTACTGTGGAGGCCCACATCAACAGGTATCTGCCCGAGGAGATCGGGCGCGCTGAGTTCTGCGAACTTTCGGAGAGAGAGTTTCGCCTCTCACTTAATGGGACGGTGGTTATCCCCTCGGGTGTGGAGACTGTGGCGCTTGCTGTGGCGCTCGCGGGTGCCCTCTTGAGTGGCCCGAGGTCACTCTTCATCCTACCTGACAGGGCGTATGACCCCGTCACGCTTGGGTGGATAATGCGGGCGCTTCGGAATGTAGAGTGCGCAGGTGCATTTGTGCAGACGACTGTGTTACCGGAAGGCTATGACTTTATGTCCCTTGGTTGGGACTTGGTGAGGGTGTGATGAAAGTTTGTCCCGTTGGTTTACATCCTGCGGAGGTTGGGAGTACCCGTCTTCGCGCTCGAATCCTTCAGGCCCTGCCGGTGTGGTGGGGCTATAAGTATGGCCACAAGGTGGACTACCCACCTCACATCCCCGGCATCCCGCACACGCTGATCCGCACGGGGACGAGGGAGATCGATTGCTCCACCTTCACCTATGGGTTGCTATCGGCAGTCTATCCCAAAGCAGACTGGGGCTTTGAGCGGTATAAGAAGTGGCAGATGTGGGGCAGAGATGACCTGTACGGTCCCCTGACCACAGCCGACGAGCTTGGCATCACTACCCAAGGCCGAGGCAACGGGTGGTATCTCTATCAGAAGTGGGAGAAGCCTTGGGAGCGCGGCCACTCTTTCCTCGCGCTGAAGCGTGGAGACCTGCTTCTAGTTCTCGAGGCCACGTCTCTATCGTCGATGTCGGGTGTGATCTGGCGCAACATCTGCAAGATTGGAGATGTGGATAGCTTCGACATTCTGCCTTCGGAGTGGTCAGGCACCGAGGAAGAGATCCTCGGCGACGCCGAGTTCCGCTGCGTCAGACTACGGGGATGAGCCGTACAGCAGGGCGATGTCAACGGCGCTTGATGTTGCCGCTGGGGTGCCCGTGTTGGCCTGCGTAGTCGTCACGATGTACGAGAAGTAGCCAATCTCCGTGCCCGCTGGGAACATGAAGTGCTGCTTCGTCGATGCCTCTGCCTTGAGGGCCATGATCGGTTCGTTGGTGCCGTGGGCTGGCGATGCTGCGTTGTACACCTTGAGGTAGGTAACCGCGCTGTTGGCAGTGTTGTCTACCTCAATCTGGTAGGCAGTCACGGCGGTGTCTGACAGCGGGTTGTTCACGGCGCTCGCGTTGGAGATCGTCGCGGTGTATACGCTGCCGCCGATAGGATCAAGAAGGGGTTGAATCTGCGCCATCAGTTACCTCACTTAAAAACCATCTGGATAGCTATGGTACGCGCAGGACTGCTTCCGGCGGCAGTGCCCCCGACGCTGCTCGCGTTGTACCCTAAGCCGTTTGAAATCGTCAGCCCGTTGGGGAAGTGGAAGATCTCCGTGGCCCCGTAGGTGATTGGGAAGATGAGGTCTGGCAGCGTTGTGCCGATCGTGACCTGCTCCTTGGTGTCGAAGAGCTTCAGGTAGTCGAAGCTGCCCGATGACGCCCCGCCGCTGCTCGTAACGTACAGGAAGTAGAGCTTTCCGCCCGCGCCGAAGGCATCACTTACCGCAGCGGTAGTGGTCAACGAGTCTACAAGCTGGCTGTAGTCTACCCGAGTAGACTGTTTATTTACTGTAGCGGCCATGCGTTACCCCATGATCTCATCAAGGTATGAACTAATTTCTTCCAAAAGCACTGCGATGATCACGTCTCGTTCAGAGTTGCTGATCTTGCCATCATCAGACAGCGCACCTGTGATCTCCCGACCAACCCGAAGGATGCGCGAAGCCAGCGCGAAGATGTTGAAGCCCTTCTTACCTTTCTTGCCCATGCTTTTCTCCGATAAACTGACGCCAGCCGGTTTCAAATGCGATTCGCTCGAAGGGATCTTGTCCCTCAAAGACTTGGCCATCCCATACGATCCGGCCATTAGTGATTGGAAGTAACTGAATATGAACATCATTCGTGTTCTCGTCAAGTATAGCTAATCCCACCGCCTGTTGCCAGTCAGGAGCTAAAGAAACTCCGGGCGTCGGACCCGGCACTCTGACCAAACATCCGGGGCTCATTGCCGTGACGGTCTGGGGCCCAGAGGGACCGTGGAAGGTTTTCTGTACCATCTCAACCTTGTGGATGTGGCCGTACACCTCGGACCACCGAGAGCTTTTGGCTATCGCTGTAGCCGTACTTCCCGCCCCTGACCTGATTTTGTTTCCGTGGGTCACCCGGACGGGGGAGTTGGACTCTGGCCACAGCCACCAGTCCGCACCATAGGGGCCGATGTACTCGATGTCTAACTTGTCGAGATGCAGCAGGCGGTTGAGACTTAGCACCGGGTCTGTCTCCAAGGCTGGCGCGATACCCGAAGCTTCCGGTAGTAACTCAACANCCGCCCGATCGACCCGCGCCTCATGATTTCCAGCCATGTAGACTATCTTACTGGCGGGAGATGCGCCGCGTAGGTCAGCGAGCCACCAGTGTAGCTCGTCAATACTTGGCTGCGTCGTCTGCCTGTACTCTGGCTTGCGAGGAAAGCGTGTGCTCCACGGGGCAAGGTCGAGCATATCCCCCAGCAAAACTACGTTTTCGGGGCGCATGCTCTTCACTAACGACATGACGGCGTCCATCGCAACCCGGTCGTGCATGGGCTCGAGATATGTGTACCTGTCCCGCCAGCAAAATCCTAACTGCAAATCTGGGATAAAGAGTGTAGTGCGCAGTCCGCAGACACGGCCCGGCATACTCTCGATGCGGGGGATCGTCCTTGCTGGGTGCGCTGGCTTACGGTCAGGCTCAAGCTTGCGCTCTAGGTTGGCCTTGACTTGGTACAGGGTGATCGTCTCTTCGCCGCCCTTGACGCTCTGCTCCCATGAGTTGCAGCGCCACGATGAGACGCGCCACTTCTTGGTGTCCACGTTAGCGTGCTTCAGCAACTGCTTCAATGTCTTAACACGCTGCCCCTGCGCGCTTATGGTGACTTCTTCCATCTAGTTGATCTTCTGCCCAACCGCTTGACTGTAATACGGATGCTCCTCCTCCTCCTCCTCCTCGGGCCGCTTATCTTTTTTCTTGCTTGGGGCCACGCTTTTACTCACAGCAAGAAGTGAGGCAGCCAATTTCGGATCAACAGTTCCGCCCGTCTTCTGCCCTCGCTGGTTGGCTGTCGCCGCTGTCGCCGCCGCATCACCTGCCTTTGGCTTTTTGGTCACAAGCTTCTTGGCCGCCTCGTCAAAGATGCTCTTGCCTTCTTTGTCCTTTACTCCTCGCAGGGTAGAAACGGCCTTGGCTGTACTTCCTGTTGGCTGGCAGGATTTTGTAGCCGGGTTGTAGACATAGCCCTCGGGGCATTTCCCGCCTCCCTCACTCCTCGGGATGTCGTCGGCAAGGTTCTCTGCGTGCGCCGAGATCCCTCCTGCGATGCCACCTCCAACCCCTCCAATAATTGCACCCAACAGTGCCCCTAGAGGGATGAGAGGGGGCACCGGAGCCATCGCGGCGGCACCTACGCCGGCACCCGTACCTGCCCCGCTCAGGGCACCCGTTCCTACCCCAGCGCCAATCTGTCCCCAGTCGTCACCGTCTGCCATGAGGACTCCGGTCTATGTGCAGGGCTCGATGTCTACAATCACGTACGCCGAAGACATGGCGGTGTAGTCAAAGTTGCCATCACCAATCAGGGAGAAGTACAACGTACCGTTGCCCGCCACAGGGCCTTTTGTCGTTCCACTCACATCGTAGAAGATAGCGTTGCCGCCGTCAGCGAAGGCATCCCTACCAGCGGTCGTCAAAGTACCGGCGTGGTTGGCCTGCGCCTGCGCCAACGAGAAGGACACCGCATAAATCGTATCCGCAAACAACAAGTCACCGCCGAGGCTGTTGATGCTGAGGAATGCTAGTGGGAATGAGGCAATAATACTAGAAACATCTGCCGCAGTAAGTGTATCCTCGCCCGCGCCACCGGCAGCGTCGGTGTGGACAAACATAACGTCTTGGTTGGTGCTGGTGCCAATTGTGCTACCATCAGTAAGAACGAGCACCGCACGGGTGATCAGCCCGCGAGTAGGCACGGTGAGGGCCAACGTCACACTATCGTTGGCACTTGAAGGCATCTCCGAAGGTGTAAAGCTCGCTTTGACCTGAATCCTAGAAGCTGAAACTGAGCGTGGCATTCAGCCTCCTACTATGCGACGACGACCAAGTTTTGGAGGCCTTCCCCGGAGAAGTGGACCTTGCCAGTGGTTGCATCGCCATCCACCACTACGGTGCCAATCTCTCGGATCACATCGCCGCTCGTATCGGGCACCGTCAGGGTCATCTCGCCTGCGGCGGTATCAGAAACGTACACAGGGTCACCAACCGAGCCTGCGGCAGTGTTGAAGGTCACGATCTGCCAAGGCAGCGCGACACCGTACCCGCCGGCAGGAATCTCATGCTTGGCGATCAAGAGCCGTCCCCGAGTAGTCGCCAAGGCAGTTGCAACTGCCTTGCCCACCTTCAGGAAGGGGCCCGAAGCGCCCACGCCGCAGAGAATGGTGCCTGCGGGCAGTGCGTTCACGGTGTCGTTGTTGAGGACTTTGACGCCTTCGGCGTAATTGAAGTCACGGCCGGCCTTGATTAATCTTTGCTTCAAATTACCCATGCGAATGTCTCCTATAGACTTTAATCAGGCCCTTGGCCTATTTGATTGATATTAGCTTTAAGGTGCTATGTCAAGGGCCGCAGGTGAGGATGCGGCGGGATTCATTGTCATCGTTGCAAGCTGCATAGTGTCATGTCCCAAGAGTCCGCCAAGAATAATTAGCCCGAGCAGCAGTGTCTGGGGATTCTTGAACGCGGCCGCCCAGTTTGATTGATTACTCCTGCACATCTCTATAAGCTGCGCCTCGATGCGGTCGAGGGTCTTCCCCGAGTGCTTCTGCTCGTTCTGTACAATAGCGAGAGTCTCTCGGATGCCTACAATCTGATCTTCTAAGGCCGTCACCCGGTGGTCTAGATCAGACATTATTCTTCTTCCTCTTGGCTTTTCTGCCTCGCGTATTCTTTCTCGGCCGCAGAACTTTTGCGTCCCGCCCTCTCCATGCGGGTCTCATGTGCCCTCTTGGCCTGCTGCACGGTCCAGCTTGTATCTCGGGTGGCATTGAATAAGTTAATGTACATGGCTTTTGTTAACTCATCAGCCGCCGCCAAGCGAATACCAGCAGGGCCTAGATCCTTATACTTATTGAAGTCGATGCCCAGTTCTTTGATCTTAAAGGGGAACCGTGGTTTGTAGACTTCTTGTTTGACTTTGATTTCTTCTGGTGTGATAACCGGCATTTCCCCAAAAATTGTTGTGCCCAGAAGTCCTGCATACTCTGTTTCTTTGCCCGCCCACGCGACTGGGTCAAATATACCGTTGTTTATAACAGCATTGCTTGAGACGTACCTGCCCTTCTCCTCTTCCAGAAGGAAGTCCAACCCCGCCGCCTTTATAAATTTTACCTCGTTATCTTTCAAGGTTCGCCTGTCCTTTCTGTGGGGGACAGGAACACCGAATATCCGACGCACACTGTCACCGACAATCGATTGGTGCGTTGGGAATAGGTTGTCGAGGAACGACGAGGTCAAGTCCCGCTTCATCTGTGTCGAGTTGGGGTGGAGGTCGGCCACGAATGCGGCCGCGAGGCTACCTATGAGGGTTTTTTGCATCAGGGCAAAGGTGTTCATGTTTTGCGCCACAGCCCACGGGGATCCGTGGCCGATAGTGAAGACTGTCGGCGTCGCGCCCAAGTCCACCTGCCGTCGCTGTTGGTCCAGCGATAGCGCGCCCCTCTGGGTGATCAGCACATCGCTCATGTACTCCGGGGTCTTAAAGATACCGGGGCGGTTTTCAAGGGGGTGCTCCGCTTCGGTCAGGGCCATCATCTGATCCCGAGAATACTCTTCGCGCGGACGCATGATGGTTTCAAAATGGAAGAGCGCGCGCGCTCTCTTGTAGCGCGTGCCAAACACCAATCTGTTGGTGATGTGCCGCGCGAGAGTGCGGTCAAAACTAAGAAAGTTGGCCGCATCGTTTAGAAGTGCATTCTTCTTGTAGATGTAGAAGGCGGACCACTGTGTAAGGTAGGCCGCCTCAAACGGACTAGAGCTTAGGGTGTAGTCAAAGACGCTGCGGTTCATTGCGTCGGTTGCCTTAGAGACATCCGCTCCCTCATTGAAGCGAAGGTCCATGTAGAGCATCAGCTTCTGCCGGCGCGTCGCAACAGCGGCGGTGGTGCGCAAGAAGCCAAACCAATCACGATAGAGTTGGGGGATACTCACGCCCTTTCGTGAAGCGCCGAGGGCGGGGATCATCCCCCTGAACTGCTGGTCGGCAGCGATCCGCAACTCACGCAGAGACTCCGAGCGAAGGTAGTCTTCGTTGACACCCGCCCTTCGCGCCTCACGCATAAACTCTCGGGGGTTGATAGTGAACGACTTTCCCTTCGAGTTCTGGTATGTGCGAGTCTCGTTGACGCCGCTCATAACATCGTCCAAAACTCGGTTGTATTGCGAGCCGAAGATCGTCGGCTCCGGCACCCCGAGCTTTCCGACAGCCTTTGACGCCGCAGCGGTGCCAGCCCGCGCGACATCCTGCACCATTGGGCCGATCACAGGTATCCAGCCGAGCGAGCCATACATCGAAAGCTGTGCAGCTTTTATGTAGCCAACCTGAATAGCCATACGCTCAAAGTCGCCCT